CCGTGGCAGAGGGCGCTGAAATTGGCGTCCAGGTCACGCACTGCCGAGAGCTTGAGGATGTTCGCCCCGGCGTGAACATCATCAACTATGACCGCCTGCACAAGCTGGATTGCAGCCGGTTTGCTGGTGTCGTGTTGGACGAATCGAGCGTCATCAAGCACCACAACGCAAAGACATTCCAGAGCCTGACAGACGCCTTCCGCACGACGCCATACAAGCTGTGTGCGACGGCTACACCAGCGCCGAACGACTGGACTGAGCTTGGCACACATGCCGAGTTCCTGGGCATTTGCAGCCGCGCGGAAATGCTGGCTGAGTATTTCTGTCATGACGGCGGCGAGACTCAGGTGTGGCGATTGAAGGGCCATGCGCGTCATCTTTTTTGGCAGTGGGTGGCAACCTGGGGCGCGATGATTCGCAAGCCATCGGACTTGGGCTTTGATGATGGCCGCTACAACCTGCCGCCGCTTCGCGTTCACCAGCACACGGTTGAGTCGTGCATGGAAACGGCCAATGAGGCCGGGTTTCTTTTCCCGATGGAGGCAGGCGACCTGTCAGCGCGCCGTGATGCCCGCCGTCAGTCGATTGATGGCCGTGTAGAGGCTGCTGCTGATCTGGTGAACAGCAACGACCGCCCATGGATTGTCTGGTGCGACTTGAATGCAGAGGGTGATGCGCTGCGTAAGGCGATTCCTGGTGCTGTGGAGATTCGCGGCTCTGACGATGCTGACGTGAAAGAGCAGCGGCTGATTGACTTTGCCGCTGGAAACATTCGCGTCCTGATTACCAAGCCGTCTATCGCAGGCTGGGGCTTGAACTGGCAGCACTGCCGTGATGTTGCTTTCGTCGGTGTCACGGACAGCTACGAAGCCTATTACCAAGCCGTCCGTCGCTGCTGGCGCTTTGGGCAAACCAAGCCCGTAAATGTGCACGTCATTGCATCGGAGTCTGAGGGCAGTGTCGTTGCCAATATCCGTCGCAAGGAGGCTATTGCCGACGCGATGGCAAAGGAGCTGAGCGCCGAAACGAACGAGGCAGTTCGCTCGGAAGTGCTGGGGGCTCAGCGATCCACCAATACCTACAACAACTCCCGCGCGATGGCTGTCCCTGCGTGGCTTCAGACGGAGGCGGTATGAACGAGATATGGAAGCCGTGCGTGACTAACTACGAAGTGTCAGATGCGGGCCGCGTGCGTCGCTCGGCAGCCGGCAGAAAGACATGGGCTGGAAGACTGCTGAAACCATCATTGATGGCAATCGGATATGAGGCTGTTCACCCGACAGTGAACGGGAAGAACGTGCATTTCTACGTGCATGACTTGGTGGCCATGGCATTCATCGGGCTCAAGCCGACAGGCGCGAGCGTGAATCACATCAATGGAATCAAGACCGACAACAGGCCATCAAATCTTGAGTACGTGACGCACGCGGAAAACATGCGCCACGCTGCCGATAACGAATTGATGGTTCGCGGTGAAGACCATCCAGGTCACAAGATGACAGAGGACGGTGTGAGGCAACTGCGCGCCGACCGTGCATCTGGACTTTCATACTCAAAGCTCGCGGCGAAGCACGGCATTGCTATCTGCACCGCCTATCAAATCGTTCAAAAGAAATATTGGAGGCATGTGGCATGAATTGCATTGACCAATCGCACGGCAAGAACTTCTCTGTGTACCACGGAGATTGCGTGGAGGTCATCAGAGGACTTCCTGACAAGTCCGTTGACTACAGCATCTTTTCTCCGCCTTTCCAAAGTTTGTATACCTACAGCAACAGCCCGCGTGACATGGGCAACTGCCGCACGGATGCGGAGTTCTTCGAGCACTTCGGCTTCCTTGTGGCCGAACTGGCGCGGGTGATGAAGCCCGGTCATAACGTCAGCTTCCACTGCATGATGCTGCCCACCAGCAAGGAGCGTGACGGCTACATCGGGTTGAAGGATTTTCGCGGCGACTTGATTCGTGCATTCCAAAAGCACGGTTTCATTTACGCCAGCGAAGTCACCATCTGGAAAGACCCTGTAACGGCGATGCAGCGCACCAAGGCGCTTGGCCTGTTGCACAAGACCGTCCGCACCAATGCCACCATGAGTCGCCAGGGCATTGCCGACTATCTGGTGACCGTGCGCGCTCCGGGCGATGTTCAGGACAAGGTGGCCCACGGCGAGGAAATTCCCGTCAGCGAATGGCAGAAGCTTGCCAGCCCGGTGTGGGATGACATCAACCCGAACGACACCCTGCAATACGCCAGCGCCCGCGAGCACGACGATGAACGTCATATCTGTCCGCTTCAGCTTGAGGTAATTCGCAGAGGCATTCGTCTGTGGACAAAACCCGGCGACGTGGTGCTTTCGCCGTTTACAGGCATCGGCAGCGAGGGCCATGTGGCCGTGCATATGGGGCGCAGGTTCGTCGGCGCTGAGCTTAAGGCCAGCTACTACAAGCAGGCGGTTGCGAACCTTAAGAACGCCATCAAGCAGGGCGATTTGCTGGAAGCCGCATGAAGCACCCCCCCGCAGCCCGTACCAGCGCCTTCTACTGGCGCGAAGGCTACCAGCAGCAGATCGACTGGACAAACGGCAAGCGTGCCGCGCTGAGCCGCATCAAGACGGCCAAAGAACTTGTCGCCGGCCAGGCCCACGAAATAGCTGAGCTTCCCGCAGCCAAGGGCGCCATGTCGGCTGGGTATTACCAGATCGGCACCAGGCGCGGGGATGTTGGGCGCAAGAAGCTGCGGGGTGCTTCATGAACGACCGCGAAATGGAGCTGGAAGACCTGATCACGTCGCGCAGTGGTGACGTTCTCAGGCTGAAAGCCAAGGCTGATGCAGCCATGCCAGATATGGCTAAGGTGTGGCGCGATGAGGCACGCCGGGCAGCGTCTGACGTGGCTCGATTGGTGGCACTGCGCGAGCCGGCGACGGTGGCGCGGATGGAGCGGGAGCGCGGGCTGTCATGAGGCAAACGCTGCTCTTTCTGTGGCGATGCGTCAAGTTGCGCTCGATTGCACGTGCGCGGTGGGTTGATGAATACGAGCGGCATGTGCCGTGGCACGAACAAGAGGTTTCCGAACATGGCAAACGAGTGGCTAAGGCTATGGCACGACATGCCGAACGATCCGAAGTGGCGAACGATAGCCCGCATCAGCGGCCAGCCGCTGGCGCTGGTGCAGGCCGTGTTTCTGCATCTAATGGTTGATGCGTCACGCAATGTCACGCGCGGTCACGTCAGTGTCACGCACGAAGATTTAGCAAGCGCGCTTGATGTGACACATACGGAAATCGAAGCGATTTTCGATGCGATGCAGGGCCGCGTGATCGATGGTGATGTGCTTACCGGGTGGGATCGCCGACAGCCGAAGCGCGAAGATTTGGGCAATCCCGATACCGGCACAAAGAGTGCTGCTGAGAGAAAACGTCAACAACGACAACGAGATAGAGATGTTTTGTCGGATCGTGACGATGCCGACGATTGCGTGACAGATGACACTAGTTCGATAAGTCACGCTGAGTCACGCAAAGTCACTACAGATAAAGATAAAGATAAAGATAAAGAAACAACCCCCAAACCCCCTTCGGGTGTTGAGTTGCGGTTCGAGCGGTTCTGGTCTGCGTACCCGAAAAAAGTCGGGAAGGACGCGGCGAGGCGATGGTGGGGAAAACGAAAGCCCGACGATGCGATGCTGGCTGCGATGCTGTCTGCCATCGCGGTGCAGGCCAAGTCGGCGCAATGGGCGAAGGACGGCGGGCAGTACATCCCGCACCCGACCACGTGGCTGAACGAGGGCCGGTGGCAAGACGACGCTGGCGGAAACGCGAAGGCAGAAACCAGCCGTCCGCAGTGGGCGCTGGATGCCGGTTTCCCGACCGTGTGGGAAGCGGAGAACGCGCTTTGCTTCGAGCGCAACGCCCACGAATTCCGTGACGGCAAGCGGATCGGAGTCGCAGCGTGAATGCCCAAAATATCGAGTACAATTCCGCTACCCCGAAAGGGCTGGTGCATGAAAACACCTTAGGTTCAGCGGCACACCGCACCCGTCAGACATGCGGTATTTTTTCGCCCGTTTTCGGACGGGGTGAGCAGACCGGCAACGCCTGCTGCCTAGCTGAACTTAGGTTTTCAACACCCCGTCCACCCGTCATTCTTGAAAAAGTGACTGGTGGTACTTCAGACTCGTTCAGGAGCACCATCATGGCTAAATCCATTTCATCGGGCACGTCTGCCCATCAAGATTCCGCATCGAAAATCGTAGACCGATTCATGGCGAAGGTCGTCAAGACCGAAGGCTGTTGGAACTGGACGGCGCGAAAGACGCCGCAAGGATACGGACGCATAAGCGTCGGAAACGTGAACAAACTTGCGCACCGTGTGGCGTTTGAGTTGATGGTCGGCCCTATTGGGGAATTGCATGTCCTCCATCGATGCGATAACCCATCGTGCGTGAATCCGGCACACCTTTGGCTTGGTACGAACGCCGAAAACGTCGCCGACAAGGTGGCCAAGGGGCGCGTTCCTTCCGTCGTTGGAGCCGCCAATCCGAAGAGCAAATTGCAGGACGAGGACGTGCTTGCTATTCGAGAAGCGGTTGCGCGCGGCATCAAGCAACGCGATCTAGCAGCGCAATACGGAGTCACTCAAACGCAGATATGCACGATTGCACATCGCAAGCAATGGAGGCATCTTTGAACGCCGCCGAACTTTCGCAGCGCATGGCGTCCGAGGCCGCGTCAATCGCGCAGTACCTGCTGCCGAAAGGCAAGCGCCAGTCGGGAGAGTGGCGCATCGGAAGCGTTGACGGCGAGGAAGGCAAGTCTCTGTCGGTGCGGCTGTCTGGTGCCAAGGCGGGTGTGTGGGCTGACTTCGCCAGCGGCGAGGGTGGTGATCTGCTTGACCTGTGGATGGCCGTGCGTGGGTTGTCCATGTCGGCTGCGATGTCCGAGGCGATGCAGTACTTGGGCATCCGCGACACCATGCCGGAAAAGCCCGCACAGCCGTTCAAGCGGCCCGCCAAGCCTTCCGGTCAAGCTGCCAAGGCTGGCGCGATGGAATGGCTGCAAAAGCGCGGCCTGACGACGGAAACCATCGCCGCGTTCAAGATCGCCGAACAACTGCGCGATGGCAAAACCTACGCACTGTTCCCGTACCTACGGGATGGCGAACTGGTGAACGTGAAGTACCGCAACGTCGCAGAAAAGCGCGACATGCGGCAAGAGGGCGGTGCAGAGCCTTGCCTTTTCGGCTGGCACCTGATCGACCCGAAAGCCCGCACCGTAGCAATCTGCGAGGGCGAGATTGACGCAATGACCTTGCATCAAGTCGGTGTTCCGGCGCTGTCGGTAAATGCCGGTGCCGGGAATCACCAGTGGATCGAAAACGACTGGTCACGGCTGGATCGGTTCAGCGAAATCCTGATCTTTTTCGACAACGACGAGTCGGGCGAAAAAGGAGCCAGGGAGGTGATGCACCGCATCGGCGCTGAACGATGCAAGCGGGTGATTCTCCCAGCCAAGGATGCGAACGAGTACCTGCTGTCGGGTGCTGACGGTTCCGACTTTTGGGAGTGCGTCAAGACGGCGAAACCGCAAGACCCCGAGGAATTGAGGCAGGCCAGCGACTTCATTGATCGCGTGAAGGCCATGTTCTACCCGGCCCATGGCGACGAGCGCGATCCGGTTCTGAGGTTGGATCGTGACGTTGAGTGGTTCGAGTTCCGTACCGGGGAGTTGACAGTATGGACGGGATACAACGGCCACGGCAAGAGCCTGATGCTGTCTCAGACTCTGCTGGGCCTGATGCAGCAAGGCGAGCGCGTGGTGGTGTTTTCCGGCGAGATGACACCGGAGCGCCAGTTGAAGCGGATCGCCAAGCAAGCCTCCGGCCTTGACCGGCCGACGATGGGCTATCTAGACGCCATCGGTCGGTGGCTTCACGACAAGATGTGGCTGTTCAACGTGGTCGGCAGTGCCTCGATTGAACGCCTGTTGACGGTGTTTCTGTACGCCAGCAAGCGGTACGGAACGCGGCACTTCGTCATTGACAGTTTGATGATGACGGACGTTCCTGAGGATGGCGCGGGAGCAATGACGGCGCAGAAAGAGGCCGTCAGAAAGCTGTGCGACTTCGCCAAGCGGAACAACTGCCATATCCACCTTGTCGCCCACCCACGCAAAGGCGTTGACGAAAGCAAAGGGCCGGGAAAGTTGGACGTTGCCGGGAGTTCCAAGATCACCGATGGCGCAGACAACGTGTTCACCGTTTGGAGCGCCCGCCGGGATGAGTCAAAGGAAGTCGATCCCGACGAACCAGACGCACGCCTGGAACTGCAAAAGCAGCGCAACGGCGACATGCAGCACTACAGCCTGAAGCTGTGGTTCAACAAATCAGCCCAGCAATTCTGCACCTACAGCGCACGCAGGCCCATCAGTTACGTGCAGTTCC